ATGGCTGTGCAAAGCGGCAAGGATCTGCTGATCAAGATCGACCAGACGGGGGACGGCCAGTTCGTCACCATCGCGGGCCTGCGGGCGACCCGGATCAGTTTCAACACGGAATCGGTGGATGTCACCAGCCTGGAAAGCCAGGGCGGCTGGCGCGAACTTCTGGCCGGGGCCGGGGTGAAGTCGGCGGCGATATCGGGGTCGGGCGTGTTCCGGGACGAGAACACCGATGAGCGCGCACGGCAGGTGTTCTTCAACGGCGAGATCCCGGATTTCCAGGTGGTGATCCCGAGCTTCGGCGTGATCGAGGGGCCGTTCCAGATCACCTCGATCGAATATTCGGGCAGCCACAACGACGAGGCGACCTACGAGATGGCAATGGCCTCGGCGGGCGCTTTGACCTTCACGGCGCTTTGAGATGGCGAACCCCTGGGCGGGCGAGGTCGCGATCTGGTTGGACGGGCAGCGTCATGTGGCGAAGCTGACTTTGGGCGCGCTGGCCGAGCTGGAGGAGGCGCTGGAGACGGGGTCGCTTCTGGATTTGGTGCAGCGGTTCGAGGAGCGGCGGTTTTCAACGCGCGATGTCCTGGCGCTGATCGTCGCGGGGCTTCGCGGGGGCGGGTGGCAGGGGTCGGCTGCGGACCTGCTGCGGGTCGAGATCGGCGGCGGTCCGGTCGAGGCGGCGCGGGCGGCGGCAGAACTGCTAGCACGGGCTTTTGCGCTGCCGGGCGAGTCATGAGTGGCATCGACTGGCGCGGGCTGATGCAGGCAGGCCTGCATGGGCTGGGGCTGGAGCCGGTGGTGTTTTGGCGGCTCACGCCGGTGGAGTTGAAGATCATGCTGGGGCGGGAGGGTCTGGTCCCGCCCCTGACGCGCGCGCGGTTGGCTGAATTGGCGGCGGCGTTCCCGGATGTGAGGAAGGATCAGGGCGATGGCGGATATCGGAACGATGCAGGAGCAGCTTCAGGCGCTTGAGGCGCAGATGGGGTCGTCGGTGTCGATGGTGGCGGCGTTCGACGGTGAGCTGTCGCGGATGCGGGAGACGATGATCTTCACCGGTCGCGAGGTGAACACCCTGTCGAGCGGAATCAGCGGCGGGTTGCGGAAAGCCTTCGACGGGCTGGTCTTCGACGGAATGAAGCTGAACGACGCGCTGAAGTCGGTGGCGAACACCATCGTCGACACGGTCTATTCCATCGCGATCAAGCCTGTCACGGGGGCCCTGGGCGGCTTGCTGGCGCAGGGCGTCGCCGGGGTCATGGGCGCCGGGATGCCCTTTGCCAATGGCGGGGCGTTCAGCCAGGGCAAGGTGATGCCCTTCGCCAAGGGCGGGATCGTCGGCGCGCCGACCACCTTTCCGATGCGCGGCGGGCGCGGGTTGATGGGCGAGGCAGGCCCGGAAGCGATCATGCCGCTGGCACGCGGACCGGACGGTCGGCTGGGGGTGCAGGCGGGCGGGGGCAGGGCGGTCAATGTGGTGATGAACATCACGACGCCCGACGTCCAGGGCTTCCAGTGCAGCCAGTCGCAGGTGGCGGCACAGGTCAGCCGTGCCCTGGCGCGCGGCCAACGCAATCGGTGAGGTGAGAGCAATGGCATTTCACGAAATACGCTTCCCGGCCAACCTGAGCTTCGGATCGGTCGGTGGTCCTGAACGCAGGACCGAGATCGTCACCCTGGCGAACGGGTTCGAAGAGCGGAACACCCCCTGGGCGCATTCGCGGCGGCGCTACGATGCCGGGGTCGGCCTGCGTTCGCTGAATGACGTCGAGACGCTGATCGCCTTTTTCGAGGCGCGCGCCGGGCAGCTGCATGGATTTCGCTGGAAGGACTGGTCGGACTTCAAGTCCTGCGCTCCGCTGGCGACCCCGGCACCCGATGACCAGCTGATCGGAACCGGCGATGGAGAGACGAAGGTCTTTCCGTTGCGGAAGACCTATGTGTCGGGCTTGCAGGACTATTCCCGACCGATCCGCAAGCCGGTTCTGGGCACGGTGGTGATCGCCGTGGCCGGAGACCAGAAGATCGAGTTGCAGGAGTTCACGGTGAACACCGAAACCGGCGAGGTGACATTCACCCTCGCACCGGACCTGGGCACCCGTGTCACGGCAGGATTCGAGTTCGACGTGCCGGTCCGCTTCGACACGGATGCGATCCAGACCTCGGTCGCGTCGTTCCGCGCTGGGGACGTTCCCAATGTTCCCATCGTGGAGGTGCGGCTGTGAGCAAGGAAGCGCTGTATTCTCATCTTGCGAGCGGTTCTACGACGGTTTGCCGCGCCTGGACCGTGCGGCGCCGGGACGGTCTGGTGCTTGGATTCACCGACCACGACCGGGACCTTCTGGTCGACGGAGTGTCCTGTCGCGCCGATACGGGCATGACGGCGCGGGCGCTGCAGCAGACGACCGGGCTGTCGGTGGACAATAGCGAGGCTTTCGGCGCCCTCAGTGCGGCGGCGATCACCGAGGCAGACCTGACCGCAGGGCGCTTTGACGGCGCGGAGGTTCAGGCCTATCTGGTCAACTGGGCCGCGCCGCAAGATTTCCTGCTTCAGTTCCGGGGTAGTCTTGGCGAGATTTCTCGCGCGGATGGCAGTTTCAAGGCCGAGCTGCGTGGCCTGACCGAGCTTCTGAACCGACCGCATGGCATGGCCTACACGCCGGGATGCTCTGCCGTGCTTGGCGATGGACGATGCCGCTTCGACCTGCGGCAACCGGGCTATTTTGCCGATGTTGCGGTGAACGCGGCCGATGACGGCAGGATATTCACCTTCCACGATTTCGCGAGTTTTGATGAGCGCTGGTTCGAGGGAGGGCGTTTCACGCCTATCTCCGGCGCCGCATCCGGGCTGGTCGGTGTCGTGAAGATCGACCGTCAGACCGGCAGAGAACGCAGGATCGAGTTGTGGCAGTCGTTGCGTGCCCCGATCACTGCCGGTGACATGGTTCGCATTGAAGCGGGGTGCGACAAGTCTGCGACCACCTGCCGGGTAAAGTATTCGAACTTCCCGAACTTTCGGGGATTTCCTCACATTCCCGGAGAGGATTGGCTTGCCTCGTATCCGGTTCCGGGCCGCCCGAATGGTGGGCTGCGCCGGTCCGGCGGCGGTGGCGCATGACGCTCGGGTTGGAAGTCATTGCAGAAGCGCGCCGTTGGATTGGCACGCCCTATCTGCACCAGGCGAGTGTTCGGGGGGCGGGGACGGATTGCCTTGGGTTGCTGCGTGGCGTGTGGCGGGCGGTCCTGGGCGATGAGCCGGAGCCGATGCCCGCCTACACGGAGGATTGGGCCGAACCGTCGAAGGACGAAGTCCTGCTTGCAGCGGCGCGGAGATGGCTTCGAGAGAAGCCCGACGGCCAGCCTGCAGTCGGTGATGTGCTCCTGTTCCGCATGCGGGAGGGGAGCATCGCCAAGCATCTGGGGCTTCTGTCCGAGATTGGGCCGCATCATCGGTTCATCCATGCCTACACGGGTCATGGCGTGATCGAAAGCTCGCTTTCTGTCCCGTGGGAGCGCCGGATTGCGGCGCGTTTTGCCTTTCCAGAAGGAACCAAGTGAATGGCCACTTTGCTGCTTTCGGCCGCTGGCGCAATGATCGGTGGCGGTGTCGGCGGAACTGTCCTGGGCCTCTCCGGCGCAGTGATCGGGCGCGCCATCGGGGCCACGATTGGCCGGGCAATCGACCAGCGCATTCTGGGCAGCGGGTCGGATCCGGTGGACATCGGCCGGATTGACCGGTTGCGCCTTACCGGGGCGAGCGAGGGGGCTGCCATCGGCCAAGTCTGGGGCAGGATGCGGGTCGGTGGACAGATCATCTGGGCCACGGAGTTCACGGAAACCGTGCGCCGTCGCCGGACCGGGAAAGGCGCGCCGAAGCCCAAGGTCAACGAATACAGCTATTCGGTCAGCCTGGCGATCGGGCTTTGTGAAGGCGAGATCCTTCGGGTCGGCAGGATCTGGGCGGATGGAAACGAGATTTCGGCCAGTGATCTCAACATGCGGGTCTACAGCGGAAGCGAAGACCAGTTGCCCGATCCGTTGATCGAGGCGGTTGAAGGCTTCGGCAAGGCGCCGGCCTATCGCGGCCTGGCATATGTGGTCATCGAGGATCTGGAGCTTGCCGCCTACGGGAACCGTGTCCCGCAGTTCAGTTTTGAAGTCGTCCGGGCAGCCCAAGGCCCGGCAGTCGATCCGGCGGATACGCTGGCTGGTGCCGTGCGCGGGGTAGCGCTTATCCCTGGAACCGGCGAATACGGGCTGGCCACGACCCCGGTCCACTATGCCGAGGCGTTGGGCCGGAATCGGACGGCCAATGTCCATTCGCCATCGGGAAAGACCGACTTCGCAACCAGCCTGGAACAGCTTGCGCAAGAGCTGCCCCAGTCGGGTGCCGTGTCGCTTGTCGTATCCTGGTTCGGCGATGACCTTCGGTGTTCGTCCTGCTCGATCCGCCCGAAGGTGGAGCAGAAACTGCGCGATGGGGTCGCCATGCCTTGGCGCGCGGGCGGAATCAATCGGTCGGCGGCACGGGAGGTCCCGAAGGTCGATGATGCGTCGATCTATGGCGGCACTCCGGCGGATGCGTCCGTGGTGGAAGCCATCCGCGCGCTTCGGACCGCCGGAAAGGACGTGATGTTCTACCCGTTCATTCTGATGGATCAGGTTGCAGGCAACCTGCTGCCCGATCCCTGGTCGGGCGGGGTCCCCCAATCTGTACTACCCTGGCGCGGCCGCATTACGCTGGATGTTGCGCCGGGGCGACCGGGCACGGCGGATCGGACCGCGGGCGCCGCTGCCGAGGTCGCCAGCTTCTTCGGAGTCGCGGAGCCCGGGCATTTTTCGGTCAACGGCGAGACGATCAGCTATGCCGGGCCTGCAGACTGGGGCTATCGCAAGTTCATCTTGCACTATGCTCATTTGTGTGCGGCTGCCGGGGGCGTCGAATCCTTCTGCATCGGCTCCGAGCTTCGGTCGTTGACGCAGGTTCGCGGTGCTGGCGACAGTTTTCCCGCAGTCCTAGAATTGATGCGGCTTGCAGCCGATGTCCGAACGATCCTTGGGCCACAGGTCAAGATCAGCTATGCGGCCGATTGGTCCGAGTATTTCGGCTACCATGTCGACGGGAACGTCTACTTCCATCTCGACCCTCTGTGGTCACATCCCGAAATCGATTTCATCGGGATCGACAACTACATGCCGGTGTCGGACTGGCGCGACGGCGAAGCCCATGCAGATTCTGCATTCGGCTCGGTCTACAACCCGCAATACCTGACTGCGAATATCGCCGGGGGTGAAGGGTTTGACTGGTACTACGACAGTCCCGAGGGCGCGCTTGCGCAGCGACGCTTGCCGATTTCCGACATGGCGTATGGAGAGGATTGGATCTTCCGCTACAAGGACTTGAAATCCTGGTGGTCGAACTTGCATCATGGTCGACTTGGCGGTGTCAGGTCGGCGACGCCGACCGGTTGGATTCCCGGTTCGAAGCCGATCCGTTTCACCGAGTACGGTTGTGCCGCCGTCGACAAGGGGACCAATCAACCCAACCGTTTCATCGATGCAAAGTCTTCCGAGTCGGGACTGCCTGCATGGTCCAATGGTCGGCGCGACGACCTGATTCAGATGCAGTATCTTCTTGCGATGGCATCTCACTGGGCAGAAGCACAGAATAATCCGGTTTCTGACATCTATGGCGGTACGATGGTCGACATGGATCATGCCTATGTCTGGGCTTGGGACGCTCGACCGTTTCCTGAGTTCCCCGGTCAGACCGCGATCTGGAGCGATGGCCCGAGCTATTCGCGTGGGCACTGGCTCAACGGTCGAGCCTCGAACCAGCCGCTGTCCGCCATCGTTCGCGAGTTGTGCGGCAAATCCGGCGTCGACGCGATCGACGTCAGCGTCCTTTTCGGGTTGGTTCGAGGCTACCAGCAATCCGAAATCGCCACAGTTCGATCGGCCTTGCAGCCGCTCATGTTGGCCTTTGGGTTCGACGTCTTCGAGCGTGACGGGCTTTTGAGTTTCCGCAATCGCAAGGCTGACATCCTGGCTGAGATTTCCGAGGGGGAGGTTGCGCTCGCGCGGGAAATGGATGGCGGCATTGAGGTGGCCCGTAGCTCGGAAGCTGAATCGGTCGGGCAAATTCGCCTCAGTTACATTGATGCTCAATCCAGCTACGAGCTTCGCGCGGTGGAGACGCGCTTTCCCGACGAGGAGTCCGTCGGTGTTTCTCAGACCGATTTGCCGCTTGCCCTGACGAATTTGGAGGCGATGGCAGCCGTCGAGCGCTGGCTGGTAGAAGCCCGGGTTGCGCGGGATAGTGTGAGATTTGCGCTGCCGAAGTCCAGACTCTCGATTGGGGCGGGAGACGTGGTTCGCATTTCTGGCGGGCGCTACCGTGTGGATCGGGTTGAACAGGCGGAAAGCCAGCTTCTTGAGGCCATCCGGGTGGAGCCTGGCCTGTACCTGCCGTCGGAAAGGTCGGAGGAAATCGTATCCCTGCGGCCGTTCACTTCTCCGGTCCCGGTCGTTCCCGTGTTTCTCGATCTGCCTCTGCTGACGGGGCAGGAAGTTCCTCATGCACCTCATGTCGCGGTGGGGGCCGACCCTTGGCCAGGTTCGGTCGCAGTCTGGTCCTCTGGCGAGGATGCCGGCTATGAGCTGAACCGGCTTGTCGCCGCCCCGGCGGTCATCGGGGTTTCGGAAACGCCGATGACCCGGCACCGTCCCGGGCAGTGGGACCTGGGGCCGCCGCTTCGTGTCAGGATTTCCGGTGGGGAACTGGTGTCTGCAAGCCGGACTTCCGTGCTAAACGGGGCCAATGTCATGGCCATAGGGGACGGCAGTGCGGCCAACTGGGAGGTCTTCCAGTTCGCTGACGCGCAACTAGTCGCGCCAGACACCTACGAGATTTCAGTCCGGCTGCGCGGCCAACTTGGAACCGACGGCATCATGCCGGACATCTGGCCCGAAGGCAGTACCGTCGTGCTGCTTGACCTTGCATTGACGCAGATCGACATGGCGGCTTCCGCACGGGGTCTGGCGCGGTATTACCGGATTGGTGCAGCTTCGCGCGGCTATGACGACTCGAGTGTCGTGTTGCGAACCGAAGCCTTCGACGGGATCGGGCTGCGCCCCTATCCTGTTGCTCATCTTCGACAGTCGGAAAGCGCGGGGGAAATCCAGCTGACATGGCGGCGTCGGACGCGGCTGGATGGTGACAGTTGGCAGTCGGCTGAAGTGCCGCTTGCCGAAGAAGGTGAGGCCTATCTGGTCCGGGTGATCACGACCGCCGGGATCAAAGCGGAATACACCAGCAACCAGCCGTCGTTTGCCTACACTGCAGCAATGCGGTCCGCTGATGGTATCAGCACGGAGTTCAATCTCGCAGTGGCCCAATTGTCTGCGAGCTTCGGCCCCGGCCCCTTCCGGCAGGTCGTCGTGGCACTATGA